CTATAAACGTGAAGGCGAGTACCACTACAGGAAATCTTGCACTAGTTGCATTCGCAAAGGTCGCAAACTAAAACCTGTGCCGCCGGCGTGGGCAAAAGCTGGTTATACCAAGTCCGACAAGTGTGAGAAATGCGGGTTTAAAGCCAGGCATACAGAACAGCTCAGTGTATTCCATAGTGATGGTAACTTAAAGAATACCAATTGGCTTAATTTAAAGACCGTATGCTTAAACTGTGCTCTCGAGATTAACAAGAGCAAGTTGCCCTGGAAGGCTAGCCCTCTTGTACCAGATTTTTAATCTGTGTGTATAAGGCTTCAATGCTGCCGTTGTTATCAATGATATGATCAAACGATGTTCCGGCCCATGCTGTTTCGCTAGCGTGGATTTTATAAGTTGATAATTCTGCAATGGCCGCAGGGTGTGATCCCGAATTTGCCATACTAGCAACATTGTACCACTCGGGTAATTCTCCACGTTGCACCCACACTACTTTTCCGCCAGCATTTCTAATAGATGTGATTTCATTGGGGAAACGACAATCGCTGATAACAATATTATCTTTGCTTGTACGCATTTTATTTTCCACACTAGCAATCCAGATATCGTCGTGGAAACCTCTACGACAGACTTCTGTTCCCCAGAGTTGTAATATTAGCCTAGGAGTCAAGTTAGGCATAGTAAGCCGATTAGACCACCAGGGGTCAACTTGTTCTCTCCACTCACGAGCTTGCTTTGTGCGACCCTCTAATAGTTCGCGATCCCAATTAAATACTGCCGATACTGCGTCTTTAAGAGTAGATGCAAACGAGTCTCGTCGAAACTCGTGAAAGTTAACCAGATAGTCTGCTGCTGTATCTTTACCGGAACCAATGAAGCCGCAAATGCCAATAATTGTAGTCATTCATTATTATACACTGCACTACCAATCTCCGCAACAAATTAGAGTTCCAGTTTAACCATAAAGTCAGGGCAATCCCGATACATCTGAGGGACTAGATTGCCAGTCTGGTTAATCATTGCATTTAAGTTAGCAAACTCGGTCCCGTAATGTGCTGCTCTAAGTGCATTTAACACTGATTCTACACAACTAATATGCGTGGAATCTGACAGATCAAACAGATCATCGTACGGAGTTCCTTCTTGCTTAACCAATGCGTCAATGATTGCAGTCCATTCTACGTTAGATACACTAACAGGACTCAATATGCATATTTTATCGCAATCGAATATTTCATCAAACGTAGAATAATGTACGCCCACTGCTGTAGCTTCCATAAACTTAAAACTGTTTCTATCCTGCGGATCAGTGATATTATCGCAGTTCATTAATGCGTGACTGTATCTCGCCCATACTCCAGTCTTAACCCAGGATAGAAAAGAAACCATAACTCCACTTAAATGGCTGCTGTTGCCTGTTAGGATAATATAGTAACCGCTAGCCAATTTAGTAGCGATTGCGTGTTTGTCTTCTTCGGATATGCCTCGTTTATTGCTCCAAGATATCTTAGGTGGGATTTCAGCTAGCCAGTGGTATAGTTTATAAAGAGTTGATGTATAGTTTGCCATTGTACTTAACCTGTGACCCACGTCATAGGCTGGCCACCATCGACGTAATCTTTTAGTTCCTGCTCTAACTTGTCCATCTCAGCTAACGCTTCTTGCTTTAACGCATCGCCATTTAATGTTGCGCCTCCTTGTGGGCCCGATATAGAACTAAACTTACTACGTGCTTCGCCAATGATACGCTTAGAGAAGCTGTACGCATACTCTTGTAGCCACGGGAATGCATACGTATCGTTGAACAACATCTGATCTGGCTTGGTATTGTATACCCAAAGTAAAACTGATTCTTGCTGTTCCAAATCTGGGTTACCACCTTGGTATGGCATTTTACGGTTGATAACTAACTTCTTTGTTGTTGGGTTAAACGTATAAACGATATATCCACCAAACATCTTCATTGTTAGCTTTTGATAGTCAACAAATAGTTCATAGTTAGTAAGGCCGCCAACACGGCCAGCAACTAACATATAAGTGTTCAAAAATCCACTAGAGAATGGTTCAAATTGATTAGTTGATGTACTACCAATGCCGCGGCGATAGCAGGCTCTAATAGTCTGAATCTCTTTTGGCATAATGTATTCTTGCGTTTCAGGAAGCAGCTTCAAGCTGATATAGCTTTCCTCTACTGCATTTTGCGAACGCTGACGGTATTTAATCAATGCCTGATTAATACTCATTTCGTAGTGTTCTTTTTCTAGCTCAACATCTACAATACCATCGCCCAGTCTCATACGGATGTAGTCCGTTATAGCCGCCCGTAAACTATTGTTAGTGCTACCATATTCCCAATTTGGATCAGTTATACCAGATTGTAATACATCTGACGTGCCCGGAAATGCAATATGTGCTCCTACCTGGCGGCCTTGGGTTTGGTCGTATAGGCTTTTAGCATCCGCATTGTTGTTAGCATCAAGGCCGGAATCGGCTGTAATTGGTCCTGGGTATGGTGTAGACATTGTTCTTTTCCTATGTACAGTATTTATAACTGTACACGGAGAAGACTATTTACAATACCTTGAGAAGCACAATATCGGTACTAATACGCCCATTTAGCAAAGTTTCTGTCGCTTTAATGTCGTCTAGAAACTTACGTAGTTGAATCTTACCTGCTTTAGCAAATTCTGCTAATTTTTCAGCTGGCTTGCGTAGAGTTTTACTAGTGCTCTTAACTGTATCGAAGTTAATAATACCAGTACCTTTCACGCTTAGACTCTGATGTGCCTCTGCAACATATTTGCCTAGTTTGCGTGTCTTAGAATTATACACCCAAAGCTCTTGTGCATCAAGAATAGTAGCAGGGTTAATGCTAACAAGTTTAAGAGCTTTGTCATCTTTTGCATACTTGAGCTTGGCAATCAATTTCTCTTTGCTAGGTGCTTTTTTAACACGGGCCTTCTTAGTTGCTTGCTTCACACCGCGATACTGTTCCACTGCTGCTAACAAGTCGTTAATCCAAGTAACCATACGTTTCAAGTCAGACAACTTAAAGTTACTATAGCCCTCTTTAAGTTGAGCATCTTCCTTGCCCTGAGCTTCAACTAGTTCTGCTTTGCGCTTGCTGTACAATGATTCGTACTTACCAAGCTGGCTCTGCACTACATTGTTTGAGACCAAGTATTCGTACAGTTTTGCAGGATTCTTTACGCCCATTGCAATGTCGTCAAAGATGCCTTCAAGTTCGCCAATGATCTCACTCGTCTTTTCATTTAGACGATCTTGGATATTGGGCACGTATGCTTTGGCTTGCACTACTGCTTCATCTTCTGGATCTGGTTCTGCCTTTGCAATAACTTTCGATACTGAATCGATAATAAATTCAATATGGCGGCCACGGAATGGCATACCATTCTTATGTGCCATAATTAAGCTGCACACTGTCATAGGCAGTAGCTTATCGCCAGCACGGTTAAATGCTTTAACTTCATTTGGATCGAGTTTGCTGTTTTTCTGGAGCCAATCAATTACGTGCTTCTTGCAGTCTTTTTGACTGTAATAATAGTTGTAATAGTAGAAGCTCTTACGCAGGCGACTGTCAAATGCTTCATTGTCCCAATCTGCTGCCTCAGCTGGCCACTCAGGTTCGCTGCCAGTATATTTTTCATCTGCAAAAGCAATACGGGTAATGCGCGGTGCTTTGTTTTTGATCTTAATTCCAACTACTGTAGCCATATTATTTCCTTAGTATCAATTATCGTTTTGTTGCGCCAATGCGGCTCGACTTGTTCCAATCGTATGCAATACCATCCGGGCATATTCCATCTACAATAGAATCTACTCCAAATTTGCCGCATACTTCAAGATTATTAGGTCCTGTGATCGTAACAAACGTCCCAGTTGACTTTGCATAATCCATCGCGGCGGTTAAGCTAACAAAGCCACCAATTTCATATGCACCATTTGTAATTTTATACATACCAAATCTCCGCGAAGCCTTCGTCTTCAGTCGGAAGTTCGAAACCATCAATCATATTAGTTACAATATTCAACGGAATAGTTTTGCCTGGGCGACTAGCTAATCGTTTCATTAGTTCGTCAGTACCAGGTTGAGTAAACACTATAGCAATAGCAGTATACTCCGGCAGCATCACTAACTTCTTACGTCTCGATGCAATTGTAGTACTTGTTTGGTCCCACACAATGTCTTTGTTATTTTTATGGGCTGCAATGACTTCATTAGTCATTAAGTTTACTGCGGTTAACATATATT